AACAAGCCGGCCAGGGTGATCGAGATCGGTCTGCGCAGCACGGTGGGCATTCGAGGCAGCGGCTTTGCCAACCTCAGGCAGGCGCCAACGCTGACCGAGATCAACCGCCTGGCCGGCGGTGAACGAGAAGGGCAGACGCTGGGGTCAGGAAGCAAGATCGGTATCGCTGTCTATCAAGGTGGCGCCAGAAGTTTTGTAGAAGAGCGCTATTCCTTCATTCGTATCAGCTACCGGCCCGAGGGTGCCGCCACATTTGTGGAGCTGCCCTCCATTTACGGCGTGCGCGGGCTGACCCAGCAGGCGCAGTACAACAGCGTGCAGCTGGAGCTTCCTGCTGGCAGCCGTTGCGCACAGGTACGGCTTGAACCGCTCAGTGGCTGGGAGATCCGCTCGGGCACCGCTGCTGGTCAGCTGGTGGTGCTCGATAGCCGCACGGCCAGCCTGCAGACCGTGGTGGATGGCGCCTGCACCGTTCGCTATGCCGGTGAGGCCCCCTTCACCAGATCGGCCGATCGCTTCGCGTTGAAGTCGATTGAGCCTGAACAGGATCTGGGCCTTGGCTGGACCGATGGCACGGCAATGACCGACCCCTGGGGGAAGGTGGCGGAAGCATTTGTCTACGAGGAGATCCAGAGCACGGCCAGCCAACGGCCTGAGCACGAAATCGCCTACATCAACATCATCCAGACCAACGCCACCACACCTACCTACGACGGCATTGCCGGGGTGGGCATGAACATCCGCTCAGCCCTGGAGCTTCAGAGCGTCAACCAGCTGTCAGCGCAGGTGATTGGCGGCCACATTTGTTCCCGCTACATCGAGGCCAACGACGGGCCGACCCATCTGCTGCCAGACATCTTCACCCGGCTGGCGCTGAGCCCTGTTTTTGGCGCCGGGCAGGACGTGAGCGCTGAGCAGATCAATGCCGCCAGCTTCCTGGCGTCGGCGCAGTGGTGTTTCGACCGTCGCTACTTCTTCGATGGCACCCTGCCTCAGCCGGAAAACCTGCGGCAGTGGGCGGCCGATCAGGCGGGGCAGCATCTGCTGGCCTTCTATGAGCTCAATGGGCAGTTCTATTTCAAGCCGGCGCTGAGCTTCGATCCGGTGCCGATCGTTGACCTGTTCACCGCTGCCAACATCAAGAAGGGAACCTTCCAGAGCACCACCAGCGACGACGACCAGCGCCGCCCGATCCAGGTGAGCGGCCTGTATCGGGAGGAGCGCAGCAACAACGACCTGCTCTCTCCCGGTGTGTTCTCGACCGTGCGGGAGATCACGATCCGCGAGGCCTCGGCCAGCGACAGCGATCCAGTGGAACAGCTGGACATGAAGGCCAGCTGCACCAACCGCTGGCATTTGATTGATGCGGCCAAGTATTTGATTCGCTGGCGACGGCTGGTGGGCGATCCGATCAGCTTTGAGACCACCTATGCCGGCATGCTGCGGCCGATCGCGCCGGAGGACCACATCGCCGTGGCCTACGACGAAACGCTTGAAGACCTCTACAGCAACGGCGCCGTGCTGGCCGATGGCACCCTGGTTGCCTCTGAGCCTCTGGCCGATGGCACCTATGAGGTGCTGGCCTGGAATGGCACCACCCCGCCGGGCCCCACGATTCAGTCGCTGGTGGTCAGCGGCGGCGGCACCAGGGGCAACCTGTTGGGCTCACAGTGGACCCGCCTCGCCGCGCCCCAGGTGCGCACCTACCGGGCGATGCGCGTCAACCCCACAGATGACGGCCGCCAGAAGATCGAGGCTGTGTTGATGCCAACCGCTGCCGATGGCCGCCTGCTGCTTTCCCTAGATTGGGATGAGCCCACCGCCTGGGTGATCCGCGGCTGATGGCGATCCTCTTCCCCAGCATCGAGCCGACCAGATTCGCGTTCGTGATGCCCCGCCACCCGATTACCAGCGCGGTGTCGGAGGCCGGGATCGAGGATCAGCGGCTGTGGGGCACGGTGGCTGTCAACGGGGCTCTGGAGCTGGAGTTCGGGAACATCCGCACCTCACAGGCAACGGAGATCCTCCGCACTTTCCATCAGAGCTACTCCGGCCTGCTGGAGCTGGAGCTGCCCAGCATCCTGTTTGCGGGGGTGACGGCAGCTGACAAGACCTTCATCGAATCGGTCACAACCGGCGCCGGCCTGCGCTGGTTCTGGCCCCTCGGCCAGGGCGCCCCCACCCCCAGAAGCTCGCTCACCTACCGCCACCGCTGCACACTGCCGGTGCAGCTGCAGGCCCGGCTGCAGAACAGCCCCTAGACCCTGGCCCGATCCCCCTGCCTAGCCTTCTGATGTGGCTATGAGCTGAATCAGGGATGGGAGTCAGAAATACCACCCAGAGCGACGTGTACTGGAATGGCTCGCTGGTGGGCAAGATCACGAACATCAGCGTCTCCGTCTCTCGCGACAGCCTCCCCACCACCGGCGTGGGACAGGTGGCCACGACCAGCACCAAGGGGATGCGCGAATCGCAAATCACCTGCACCCTGCTCTACGACCCGGACAACGCCCCTGCGGTCGCGATGGCGAACAGCATCTGGGACGACACCGACGACGTCGACACCCTGCGGATCGTGACCCGTCGTGGCTCCACACGCGGCGACTTCACCATGAATGTCCTCAGCGCCTCCCTCGGCGCCACGGTGCCGGTGCGGGAGCTGATCTCCTGCACGATGACTCTCACCGTCCAAGGCGATATGAGCGGCCGGTTCTGAGCCATGGCGATCGATGGCGAGATCGGCACCCTCACCCTCAGCCGCAGCTGGCCGCGGCCGGTGGTGCTCACCGATGATCTGCTCGATGCCCCCGGCAGCGTGGTGCGGTTACGACTGGAAGAGCCCTGTTTCCTGAACGGCGATCAGGTGCTGCTCACCGCTCCCTTGGGCGTGCCGTTCGATGTGCTCGGCACCGGTTACGCCAACTGCCCCGACGGCCACAGCTTCTGGGGGGATGCCGCCAGCAGCGGGCCGGCCACCCTCCACCGCGTCGGCGCCGATGCGCCCTTTTGGGGCCCGGACGACAACGCCACGTTCTGGGAGCACCCCGGCACCGTCGGCTTAACCCAGCAGGCCACCGTCTACATCCACCAGGATGCCCTGGAGCGCGCCACCTTCTACAGCCTCGAGGTGGGTGCGGTGAACGGCGGCGAGCTCAGCCGCCTGCCCCTCCGCCTGGTGGGATTCGATCGGCTCATCCTCAGCGTGGCCAGTGATCGCGCCGGCTATGCCGAGGCCCTGCTGGCCCTGGCCCTCACCATCCCCCGCCCTGAGGAAGCTGAGGCGGCGTTGGAGGACATCGTGCCGGCCCTGCCGCCTGTGATCCGGGACGCAGGGGCCGAGGCGGATGAGCGGGGCTGGAAGCGGCAGGCGGATCTATCTGGCTGGGAGGTGGAGACCGACACCACCGCCCTCGACCAGGGGGCGATCGGCGAGGCCTTTGGGGCCGTGCTCGCCGGCCAGGTGCGGGGAGCCGGGAGCTTCTCCGGAGAGATCAGCAACATCTATGCCCCTGGCGTCAGCCCCAGCTCCGCCATGCTCCGCCTCGACATGCTCACCAAGAAGGGGGGCACCGGCACCATCCGCCTGCTGGTGGCCGACGGGCCCCGGGGCCACTCCAACGGCCACGGCTTCATCCGTGAGGAGTGCCTCTTCTATGAGCTGGACATCCTCCTGACCAACGTGCGCCTCTCCACCCAGGCCGGCGAAACCAAGAAGATCCGTGGCCAGTTCGCTTCGATCGGCGACGTCCGCTTCGTCATCGCTGATCGGGAACATCCATTGGCAGCAATGAGCCAGCCCTAGCCTGACGGCAGCAGCAGCAGCACATGGCCCGGATCAGTCTTGCGAATGCCCTGACCGGCATCCGTAACGCATTCGGACCCGGCGGGCAGCTCCGCGCCAAGGACCAGCTGGCTGCGGTGGTGGATGCCCTGCTGCAGATGGCAGGCAACGCCAATATCGCCCCGGGCAACAGCGAGCCGGCCGATCCGCTCAATAGTCCCTTCACGATCTACATCAACCCGTACACCGGCAGCGATCGGTTCGTTGGTGGTTCCTACAACTGGTTCGAGGAGCCCGGCGGGGCCACCGATGAGGCCAAGATCGCCGCGAAGCTGAAACGGTTGGAAAATCAGCGGCTCACCTGCGGCTACAGCAAAAAGAGGCCCTTCCGCACCATCAACCGAGCAGCGATCGAGATCGTTGCAATGACGAGCAAGAACTTCTTCACGATAAACTCAGAAGAGGCGAATGTCGATTGCCCATCGGTGGAGCTGAGCCCAGGGACGCACATTTTCTATAACGACCCTGGCAATTCCAGCTACGCCATCCCGGTGACGGAATGGCCAGCGGCCGGCTTCGATCCGACCCCCAACCACCTGATCGCCTTCAACCCCAACAGCGGCGGCATCGTGTTGCCCCGCTATGCCACGGCGAGCGCGCCGCTGTCGCTGCGGCAAACCACCGTCCGCCCCGCCTACGTGCCGGCCGCGGCGGATGAGGCCGCCGACTACAGCAACCGGGCAGCAATCCTCAAGATCACATCAACCAGCTACGTCTACGGGTTGACATTCCGGGATCAGTTCCGTGCCAGCAGCAGTCACCACCTGCTGGACTGCTTTCACAACGCCAGCCAAGAGGATCTGGATCAGCTTTACACCAAGGTGCGCACCGCCATGGGCGGGGCCAGCAACAGCGGCAACCTCTCCAATACCCTGGCGGTCACCCGGCTATCTGAATGGCAGACGGTGGGACCGATCAGCGGCAACCCATCCGAGGCTTGGGACACGGTCAAGGGAGCGAGCCCGTACATCAACAACTGCTCCCTCCGGACCGAGTGGGGGATGTCGGGCGTGTTCTGGGACGGCGCACGCCTGGCTGGCCTCAAGAGCCTGGTGGCGGCGCAATTCACCGGCATCAGCCAGCAACGCGACCTGAGCTGCTGGGAGATCTACCGCTCCGGCGCCTGGCGGGCCCCGGTTAACTACCAGGAGCTGATCGACAGCGAATCCGACGACGTGCGGATGAAGCCACGCCGCATGAGCCGGCACATCACGTTGATACGCGGTGCGTTTGGCCAGTTGGTGTCGATCTTCGTCATTGGTGCAGGGCGCCACCACTTCGCCGACAGCGGCGCGCAGATGGAGTTCTCCAACTCCACCTCCAATTTCGGCGGCTGCGTTGCGGTGGCCAAGGGTTACGAGACCGACAGCGTGCCCTTGGATAGCAACTGGAACTTGCGGCGCCTCAGGGTGGCCCGCAGTGTGGCCGATCAGACCGGCAACATCCGCCGCATCCCGCTGGGCCTTGTCTCGGCCATCTCCGGCAGCACCATCACACTGGCCGAAGCCCTGGCAGTGGGCGCCGATCCGGCGGTGCCGGCAGTGCTGGCGGCTGCCGGTTACAGCCTGGCCGCGGGCACCCTGATCTGGATCGAAAACCCCAACGGCGTTGATTGGAGGGCAACCCTCTCGGCGAACGCCTGGAGCGGCGCCACACCCACCGCCATTGCCATCACTGCCGCAGCCGCCCAGGCCGGCACTGGTGAAGCGATCGGAACTGATGGCGGTGTCTCTCTCGCCGTCGGCCGCCGGGTCTACGTTCGTCGGCTCATTGATACCCGCTCGACGGCGCAGCGGCGGGTGACGCTCAAGCTGGCCAACACCACCACCGCAAGGGTGCCGCTGCGCAATTCGATCATCCAGACCCGTCCTGGTGTTGGAGGCGGTGGCATCAGCCGTGCCCTAGCCCCTGGCGGCGCCGAGGTGCTGGCCGTCACCCAAACCAACGCCATCCCGGCGGAAGGCGCCGGTGTGGTGCTCTCGGCAGAGGTCACGCTCCGCCGTAGCTGCCCGGATGAGGTGTACACCGCCGGGGTCTTCTACCGCCTAGGCCAGACCGTGAAGTACGGCGCTAAGCACTACACCGCAAAGGGCACCTTCATAGCCAGCGGCAGTGCCCCAAATACTGACCAGTGGCAGCAGAGCTATGTCCAGCAGGAGAGCTCCTACAACGCCGAGGACCCCACCACGCTGGAAGGACCGGTTCTGATTTTTGATACCGACACCGACGCTTCCAGCGATCAGACCGCTACCTGCGGGATCAACTGGAGCACCGTCTACACCGCCAGCGGCAGCGTGCGCGATCAACTGCGCAGCGCCACCGACTACCGGGGCGCCCTGGCGCTGCTGCTGGCGCTGGGCTTCACCAGCACCGCTGCTCATGCCGCCCTGGTGCCGCGCACCGAGGCCAGCCGTGAGCTGGATCCAGCAAACGCCACCCATTTCCCCACGGCACCCAGCGGTGGTGCTGCCAGCGAACGCGCCAACTGGGCACTGGAGTTCAGGCAGCCGTCGTTCATTCAGCTGCTGGGTCAAAACCTCAACGGCGTGGGCTTCTGGAACTACTCCCGAGCCTTGCCTCGCGCTCGCCGCCAGATGAGTGCCCTCAACGAGTTCTGTGCCAATTTCGCCCCGGAGCAGGGCGGCCGGGTGGAGGTGAAGGGGATCAACAAGGATGGTTATGAGGTCACCAACCAGGGGCTGGTCAGCACCGACACCGGAGAGGTGGTGTCGGTCGAGGGAATCGGCGCCGAAGGCGATCAATCGCTGCCAACCCAATTCAATGACCTCGCGGTCGAGAACCTCACCATCACCGGCACCCTGGACGTCAGCGGGGTGGTGGCCCTGGACGGTGGCGAGTCGTTAGCGATGCAGACCAACCGCTACGGCACCGGCGTGCTGGCTGATGCCGCCGCGCTGCGCAGTAGCAATACGATCGCTGGCGCCAATGATACTGAACTTAATGCCAGCCTTGACACCAGGCCGGAGCTT